CTCCAAAGTTTGTTCCGTTGATGCCAGTGGTGGTCACACTGTTGTTGAAACACAGGCGCAACAAGGGATGCCATCCAATCACTGTCATATGAATAGTTTCGGTTGCATTCAAGTACTGTGTAGACGGTGTCACATTGTACCAGATGCTTTGATATGTTTCTGCTGCCTGTGCTTTGATAGTGCCGGTGTAGCCAATCAGGTCCATCTGTATGCTGGTCACTGGGCCCATGGGTTCAATCTGACTGCTGAAATATTCAGTGCTCTGATACGGTGTGGTTGATCCGATGAATTGACCGGCCTGCAGGGCCCAATCTGGATATTGTGATCCACTGCTGCCACCATAACTGGTCTGCGCTGACAGATTAACAGTGGGAATTGTTAATTCAACACTGGGCACAAACTCTGGATATACGCTGTCTACAATGTCAACTGGTGCTCTAGCGCCAGCTTGAGCATCAGTAAACACTGCTTCTGTTAGATTGCCACTGGCTCGCACAATACTGTAGCCTGCTGGCTGTGCCTGTACAACATCCAGATCAGCTGGAGTCAGTGTTACTTTGGCACGACCATAAGCAGCATTGATAATGACCATGTCTTTTTGTGCCAGTACTTCTGCGCCGTTTTGACTGACAATTCTGAATGTCAGTGCGCTGCCGGTGATGTTTACAGGTTTTTCATCTTGATTGATGAATTCAAACAACACCACATTGTCAACACCTTTGTTAATTGTTAGTTTTTTAGCATACACAGGATCGTACCTCAGATTGAAATAAGCACCACTGGTGTCAGGAGTTAGAACTCTAATTACTTGCTGGTAAAGGTATACAGTGGTTGAATACATATGATGTATTTAGCGCCAACAAATAGCAAACGAAGACTCTTTGGAATCGACCAAAATGCTAGTGTATAAATATCCAGATGGGCAACGATATCTTTACAAAACTAACTGAACAGTATCCGTTTATCACGCTGTGCGTGTATTCATCTACGGAATATGTGGGGATCGTTCAGAATCAAGATGCCGCAATCACTACCATATACGACTTTGGCAGCATACACGATTCTGCAATGAAACAGAAGTTTTTGGAGTTGGCCAATATATGGTGGTGGGAAAGCAATCGCAGCATTCCCATCAACATTTTTCTGAAAAAAGACTGGGAAATGTTCAAGCCTTGCCTGCGCACATTTGCCAACAAAGACCTAGAAATCTTGCACGGACCTGTGTGTAGTCTTGCAGACATTGCACTGAAGAAGGGCAAAAGAAAAAGTATTACTCTTGTGCGGCGGATGGAGTAAGCAGATTCATGTGTAGTGCTACCAAGGCTGCGTAACTAACAGCGTGGCTTTTTTTAAATGTGTAGCCTCTGCTTTCGTCACCGTCCCACACTGTTTCAAACACAGTGCTCCAGGGCTGTCGTTGCAAGTGTGCTTTGCCCGGACGGATGATACTGATAAATGCTGCCATTCGTGGAATCGAATCTGGCTGCATTTCCGTTAACAAGTCTGTGTAGTTGCCGACGTGCGCTAGTTGTTTTGCCCACGCAGAGTCTTGCCACAGTCTGCTCCATGTAGGCTCCGTGGCCACAGCAGTGGCATAGTGTTCAGGACTGGTGATAAGCTGATAAACACTCATGTTCAATAGGTCAATTTTAAAATAGCCCAGCTGTTCTGCGGTTTCGTAATCAATGGCTGCACAACGATTCACAGGGTCCAGCGGAATGTCTGTTACATAAACACCAGAATTGTGTCGACGTACCTGTCCTTGATGCAGTTGCCGTGCCGGTGTATGCCGAATCAATTCCAACAGCTGATTACGATCAGCAAAGTCAATGTCAATGTCTGCGCTCATCGTTGTACCAAAGCAGTTATTATGTCCAGTTGTTCCTGTGCCCGTGCCACTGTGGCTAAGCCACAGCAGGATGTTGTCTGGCCAATTCTTCCAGGCGCTTTTCTTGTTCCATTCGACGACGTGCCCACTGGACAGCTTCCTGTGTTGGACCGTCAAGACTTATCTGCGTATGGCTGCTGGACAAGGCCAGCCAGCTGACACCGTCATACACTTCTATATTTTTTAAATTTGTATTGTACCGTAATATTCCAGCACTCTGAGATCCCGGGCTTATATACGGCTGCATAGAGCTGCCGCCTGTGGTCACTAGTCCCGGACCGGGTATTATTCCATGAATCATGTTACCATCCTGCTTGTGTTAGTATTTCTTTGGCATACTCTTGATCCGACGGGTAGTCTTGAAATCGTTTCTGCCAATGATCCACGTCTATGTACGGATACACTATGGCAATCTGTTCAGCATTGAGTTCACTCAAAAACTTCTGTCCAGATTCACTGTTGAAGATTATCCACGGACTGATCCTGCCTGCTGTGACTGCATAGATCATTGCGTTGGTACCGCCATAACGCAAACAATCATGCGGTGGATTGCCGGTCTTTTCTGACCAATCAATGCCAAACTCCATTGCTCGGGCCAGGGCATCTGTCACACTTTCCACACGCAGATAAAAAGTCAAGTACTCGGTGTAAACTACATCACGACACCAGTGATCAATTTTTTTATTTTGTTTCAGTACCCATTCCATAAATCTTGCAGGATTGACAGCACGGATATCAACACAATAACGACCGAACTTCACAAATGCTTTGTAGTACGGGCTTTCACAAAAATCATCATAGGTTTTTAATTTGGCACTGCCTTGTGTCATTTCAAAGAATTTGATATATGCTTGGAACCCCAATTCCACACCGCGCTCGGCTCGTTCTTGTCTGCGTCTGCGTGGCTCACAGCTATGCACAGTGAGACTTGTTTCTTTGACAAAGTCTTTACGACAAAACTGACAGGTGTATTTCATTTTTTAGTTTCTTGACCCATCAACTTAAGGTGCTCGTCAATTTGTTTTTTGCTGGTAATTGATGCCAGCACAGCAATGTCGTCATCTTTCATTTCTGGATATATTTCTGCCAACTGTCGACGAATGCTGCTGGCGCCTGGCTCTTTCTTTTTGGGAGCGATCCAGTTGTGTCTTGGTGTGCCCATGTCTGGACTAACTGTTGTTGCACAGAGCCATTGTAGTTTGGGATGTTTTCCCATTGCAAAAAAGTTTTTGTTGAGTCGTTCATTGGTGGCAATGAGATAGAACTCTTGCAGTTCTCGTGAACCTTCTACAGCACTGCCCCAACGCAGCATTAAAAATGTTGAGAACTTCTTGCGCTCGTCATCGGTCAACTCGTCATAGAATCCACGATTCTTTTGATCGAACTGCCGCATCTCGTTGCCAATGTTTAGTTTATCGCTCATTACCAAGCTCGCGAATAGTCAACAATTTCACAATTGCGGCTGATGTCTTTGACAAAGTAAACACACTCGGGCTTGGGACCATCTGAAATAGGAACACACAACATCTGTCCGTTTTTTAGTTTGGGGGCATACCATGCCACTTCATGATACACATCCACAATCTCAATGGTGGGAAAACTTGGGCGGAAACTACTAAGCGGGTTGAATTCAAACACTTTAAACCCACGATCATTGATGCTGGTCAAAGGCAACACTTCGAGATCACCCACGTCCGGTTCGCCGATCAACACTTGCCAGTCCATGGGCATGCGTATCTTGTGCTCGCCAATTTTTAATACCAGTGCAGGAGCGTTGAAACTTTCGAGAAAAATCAATGGAATATAATGATAGTCGGGATCTCTAGGATCACTGTTGTCAAATATAGCAAATCTCATGTCATCAACTTCTTCCGGAAGATGATCAAGATCAAAGAATGTGTTTGTGTCTAATTGTAGAATTCGCATGTTGTTATTATAGCAGGTTTGTTAGAAATCGCAACCTTTATTTCCACTCTAACTTTTCCTGTGAGAAGGGATAGTTGGCATCTCTGTAGAATACTTTTCGTTTGGTCAAGTGACGCTTGGCAAATTTACAAGTGCTGGTCACATCCCAGATCTGGACGTGATCCTTGTCTTCTGCTTTTCTAATACCTCGCCCAATACTTTGTATAACGCGAACAAAGCTCTTTCCGGGCTCCACAAGAACCAAATTAAAAATCCTAGGGATATTAATACCCACAGCGGCCACACCGTAAGTCGCCACAATAATCTTGCCAGTGCTTGTTGCAATTTCGTCATATTCTTCCTGCCTTTTAGTTCCTTTGGTGGCACCCGACACAAATACTGCTCGGTCTCCCAGTAGTTCAACCAGCGCATGGCCAGCTGCCACACGATCCACCAACACCAGAGTATTCCCAGTGTCATTTACTTGTGTTACCAATCCAGAAATGGCTGCAAGTCTATCAGGATCTTCTAATAAAAACTTCAACTCACTTTGATAGTTTGAAAATTCTGCATGATCGACCAGCTGCACAATGTTCACATGACACTGCGCCAACACACCACGATCCTGTAGTTCGCTGGCACTGAGTTGATTAATAACTGGACCTAGACTACACTTCAGCGCTTGAAACTCAAATGGTTCTTTGGGCACAGTTCCAGTCAAGCCCCATCGAATTGGCACTCTAGACATGACTCCGGTCAGCAGAGTTTTGAGAGCGTCGGCCTTGGCCATGTGTACTTCGTCAACCATGACACACACCACATCTTCAATGAAGTCCTGTATGGTAATGTCTGCTACACCAGCTTTGGTATTCTTCATCAACACATTTAAACTTTGCCAAGTGCATATCGTGTGTGTGCGACCATGTTCTTTACGGTCGCCAAAGTACACACCCACATCCAGGCCTAAATTCACATAGTCTGCTTCAGTTTGTGTGACCAAACTTTTGTTGGGCACAATAACAATGCTACGACCATACGGCTCAATGCTCAAACTCAGCGCTGCTGTCATCAGTGTTTTGCCTGCTCCTGTGGCCACTTCTTGGATGCATTGCGGATTGCCCAAGAAAGCATTGATGATCTCAACCTGGTAGTCGCGCAGAACAACTGGTTGTCCTGCTATCGGATGTGTTTTAGGCCATGTTTTGTGAGCAAACGAATCTTCTTTGATATGATCAAAATCAAATGTGGTTGAGTATGTGCGCTGATCGTCCAGTTCAATGTCATAGTTGAACTTTTCCAGTATGGGCACAATGTCCGGCAATAAATTTACATAGGTACTACCGCCCAATTGAAAGTAACTGACCTTGCCATCCCATCTGCCCAGGCGCACTGCGGGCAAATATCTGGCACCAGGCACATCATATTTAAAAGCCGTGACCAACGCACGACGAACGTCGGCGTCTAGGCCTTCAATCTTGATATTGACTTCGTCTCGAATTATGATTGTGGCTGTTTTCATGTTAGTTATTATACAATTTTTTATAGGAATTCACAACCATGTCTTGAAAACTGTTATCAAAGGATTGGTGTACAATTATGTGCCAGCGCGGCTGGTCACTGTTGTTTATCACTGCATGCTGATTTGAAATATCTAACCATAACGCTTGCCCGGGAAAAAAAGGCACTGTTCCGTGTTTGGCCATTACAAACTGGCACTCGGTGGGCTGTGTAATTGCAATGTTGATTGCTGTCAATTTGGATATTGCGTAATCTTGATGAATGCTTATATATCCGCCGGGTTCAAGCAACATAACTCGAATTCTTTTAAATTGACCTCCGGGCCACTTAGTGGCAAAATAATCCACAGTCAATGGCATACATTGTTGTGCTTCACTTGTCCATACATACGGTCGATTGTCATTGTAATAACTTTCTTCACGAGTAGCATCGTAACTCTTTCCGTGTATGCAAAAACTTTTCCAGCCGCGATGTTCTCCATAATTGTCCCGATGGTCTACCAACAACAATTCAATATTTTTGATTTCGTGCAGAATATCCTGATACGGCACTGCAATGTCTAACTGCAACCATGGCAACCCAGAAGCGTTCATTATCCACTCAAAATCAGCAGAGGGATTGTACTCCGGCAACTGCAAATTGCAGTTGGCATATTTTTTAAACATCAACTGGCTTATTTCGTATTTCATTGATTTTTAATTGAAAATTATTGTATTTCTCAACTGTGGTATGTAACAGTGTCCATTTGTAGTTTAATATATTTGAACACCATATATTGTCATAGTCACTTATATTGTTTTCTAGCACCCAGTCAATTAGATTATCATTGCAAAACTCAACAACTTTTGTTTTTTGCGCATGTTGCCAGTGACTGCTAAAATTCTCTTTCACTTGTTTTGTAAATCTGCTGTTGACATATTCAACAAACATTGATTGCTTTTTTAACTGCAATCTTTCCAATGGAGTGAGATTTGGATTATCTACTTCGTAGTGCTTTAAGTTATTTTGTGTTATAAAGTTCCAAACAAAATTTCCATAGTCTGTTCCGTCCCAAGTGGTCCAAAGTTTCTGACAAAAATCAATTTGTACACGGCTTATGTCAACTATTTGGATATGTTGCGTGGCAGCATTGATAATATTTAAGATCCAGTATAGGCCGGATCCAGGTGATACCAATTGTTTTTGTTTGATTTCGGTGATAGGTTCGTTGTTAAAAATCCATAACTGATTTTCGGCTATGTTTTTATAATCCTGGAACTGGGTCAGATCAATGGTGCCGTCATACAAAAAGAATTTTAAATCTCTAGCAGCATTGTTCCAGTTCACAACAGCTCGGTTACTTTGTAATTGTTTTGCTATGAGCCCTTGTCCAAATGCTGTAACAGTGTATTCTGCCACAGCCACGCCAGGTTTAATCCATAAAGGTGTATAATTGTCATGCAAATTTTGATCGCTGCGCACAGGCACTGAATGAGACACTGTGCTAATTGAAAAATCCTCTGCATCAAATTTACCCAGATCCATAAACCAACATTGATCATCTAAACATACCGGCTGTCCTGGATGCCAAATCACATGTGCAATCAGTCCATAATGTGGATATGTATCAACTAATTTTTTCCACTGCTGCCAATCTATGAACATGGTTCCGCTTTTGACGAACAGCGCAGACTTGTGCCCGTGCTGCTTGGCCCACAATACACCATCTGCCCAATTGTTACAAATAAAAACTTCTTGCCGGGTGGATTCCCCGTGTTTACCAAATTGTATGCCACTCAAAGTTTGATTTCTAAGTGGTCCGTCTAGAATGATCACTGGCCAAGCCATTATAAAGTAACCCTGACAGGCACAGCATTATTTTTTAATTGTTCTTTTAACAAATCAAGTTGAGTTGTTTTTCCAAACACACTGACGCCGAATATGTTCTCGATGTTCCAGCTGGGTATATTCCAATGCTGTGTCCACTCATGTTGATAATGTTTCCACCAAGAAGAGAATTCATCGCATTGTTTGTTTTTTAATCGGTCCATGTCCTCAAGTGCCACATATATCTTTGGTCTAAGTTTCAGCCAGGGCTTGGCCAATTCACACATTCTTTTTATGTCATTGGGCTCGTTGTTTATCCAATATGCGTACGGTGTCTTGCCCAACTCTGACCACTGCACATATATATCACCGGCTTGAATTGTTGTTTGAGTATTGATTAACCATTTTTGATCAATTGGTTTTTCTAGTAACCCAGATTTTTCGCGATAGTCTATACAAAATACACCATTGGTTTTTTTGAAATACATTTCACACATGTGAATATGTTCGTGAAAATCTAACCAATCAGAATTACCATTGTAATTTTTTTCATAGATTTTATGTATACTGTTAAAATACATCTGATCCTGAGCCAAACATTTTGAGCGATCAATAGGAACCGATACTCCATGTGCATACTTTATCAACTGCTCGACCAAATCTGTATAGGTTAAATTTTTTGTATAGTAAGGATTGTCCCAGGGCCTAAACGGTATTGATATCTTACTCAAATGTTTGTATATTTTTTGATAGGTCGTGGCCAATGGGCTATCATCTATAGACAGATCTATAACGCAATTGTTTGAAAAAATCAATTTCATGTCAGTAGTATATACTTATTGCAGTAAGAAGTCAAAAAAACAGGTACCTTTTTTAAGGGTACCTGCCAAAAGTCCGGGGCGGAGCCAACCAACCCCGGGAATAACCCTGATGAGTTATTTTTTTCTGTTGACTGTGGTCCTAAACAAGAATCCGCACAGCACAGTCAGGCCCCAGG